GGTCAACACCATGCTGTGGCTCATGGCTGAATGAATTGATGAGGCTTGGTTCTAGGATTCCAGGCCGCTCCCTAAGCTTGCTTGGCGCTATCCCCTGGTATGCCGCCCTGCCACAAACCCAAACACGGCGCCGATCGTGAACGCAAGCAGCACGGCCTCTGCCAGCATCTCCATCATCGCTTGAGGGCGCCCAGCAGGTTCGCCAGGGGGCCGGGTTTCTGCATGCCGAGGCGGTTCTGCTGCTCGCGGCGAAGCTCGCCGAAGTATTTGCCCAGCAGGCCGGCGGGCAGGGCGGTGAGGGAGGCGAACACTGTCCAGAGGTAGGGCTGGTTCAGGGCCTCGATGCCGCCCTGGTGGACACCCCAGCCCAGCAGGCCGGCAAAGGCGACGGTCTCGAAGACGAACAACCGCGCCATCATCAGCGCGATCCGGGGCCGGGTGGACTGCCCGTCTGCCTCGGCCATGGCCTTGTAGCGCTCGGTCCAGCCGCGCTCCTGCTCGATCTGAAGATCGATCTCGCGCTCCATCAGCGCCGCCCGCTGGTCCGCCGGCAGGGCCTCCACCGCGGACAGGATCTGCCCGCCGGTGGCGTCATCCGGCAGGCGCCTGTCTGGTGGCAGCACGGCATTGACGGCGGCGAGTATCGCCGGACCACCCGGCACGAACTGTGCGGCAACTGACGCAAACGGGCGCAGGACATCCAGGACCTTTTTGAGCTTCATCGCCGCCACCTCGCGCGCAGGTAATGCTTGATGATCGAAAAGTAGATCATTCCCCAGGGCGGCAGGGCGCTGAGCACATGGGGCAGGCCGATACGCCCGCCGATCCGGGCCTTGATCATCCGTTCCGGCAGGCCCATGCAGCGCAGCCCCTCCGCAAACAGGTTGACCCAGGCGTGTCCCTCATAATAATCAGCGTTACGGTCCCGCATCGCGTACCGGAACCGCCTCCAGTGCGGCGTCATGCAGTTCATCGTCTGTCCTCCTGTTGATCAGGTTGGTCCGTAGTGCCACCAGGGCGTTGAACTCGTCCTGGCCCCGTTTCATATCCTCGCGCAGGATCTCGATCGCCTGGGTCTGCCCGCGGTTGGTCTGCGACATCTCGACCATCAAAATGGGTTGCCAGGCGATGGCACAACACCATTCGTCCACGATCTCCTCGGACTGTGGATGCTTGCCCGCGATGCGCGTGTACCAGGCACAGCGACGCAGCCTGCCATCCACGGCCTCCTCACAGGTGTGCCCCAGCGGGCAGGTCAGCTCGATATCGATACTCATAAGGCGCCCCCTAGTTCCTGGTGCAAATGATCACGTCGATGTACTGCGGCGCGAATGCCGTGGGCCCGTTGCTGCTGGTGTTGCCCGTGCCGGCCGCGCCGGTCTGGCCCGTGCCGCTATAGCTTGTGTTACCGCTAGATGATCCCGTGGAGTTGGTGGTGCCGGTGTGGGTGTGCGCGCCTGCGCTGCCCGTGGTCTGTGGCGCTCTGTTACGATAGGAGTCGTTATATTTGTATCCCCATGGGGGAACAGCCTCGAACCCTCCTTCTGGTACAGAGTGCGTGTGATTCCCCGATAACCCTGTAGTGAACCCGTGCGTGTGCGCGATCACGGTGTTGTAGGTGTGGCGATGGGATGGGCCGCTGTGCGTATGGGATGGCCCAGTGTGGGTGTGCGCCGTGCTGGGTGGCGAGGACAGGGGGTGCGTGCCGCCACTGCCGCCGCCGGATCCGCTCACCACACGCAGTGCCTTGTCGTTCTGGCTGGCATCCTTTGTCCATCCGGATGGTGCCGCCGCCTGATAGAACACCATCTTGGTGCCAGATGGGATGAGATTATTGTTGAGCAGTGCGGAGACGGCCTGTCCGCCTACGGTGTCCGCATTGCCTGCGTTGGCGGCCTTGATCTGGTACAGCGACGAAAGCGCGACCCAGGTCGTGCCGTTCCACAGCTCGAACCGGCTGTTGGCGCTGTTCCAGCGTACCGCATTGGTCGGGATGTTGGTCGGCGAGCCGACATCGAACATGGTCGCAAGGTCATCGTCCCGTGCTTTCAGCAAGCTCAGGAAATCACTGTACAGGTCCGTCAGAACCGGGCTGTTCCAATCCGCCATGTCAGAAACCCTCCGCTGACCACGAGAACGGCCCGCTCACGCGGGCGCCCGTGGTGCTGTTGTAGAGATAGACAGAGAAACTGGTGGGATAGGGCGTGTCCGCGAAGTCGTAGACCGCGATGATGGACCCTGAGCCCTGCGGTGTCACGGTGATGCTGTCCACGTCGATGAACTGCCGGTTGAAGTTCACCACTGTCCCATTGGTGTCGGCGGCGTTGGCCGTGGCCATGCCGCCATCGGACTTGCGCTTGACGTCCAGTCGGACCTCGAGCCCGGTCAGCTCCAGCAGGTCGTCGCCGCCGGCGGCGCTGAATTCCAGGCGCACCTTGACGTACTGGAAGTCGGTGGCGAACACCTGCCACACACCGTTGTAGTCCGTCCACGGATCCGTCCCCAGCTTGCGCACCGAGATCACGGGGTTGATGGACACGTTGCCCGCGACAGTCACGCTGCTCAGCACCACGTTGATCAGCGTCCCGGCCAGCACGGTGCCGTAATCGAACGTCTCCTCGTAGACCGCCGTAGTCTGTGACGGCTGCATGAAGTAGGGAAAACCGGCATCGATCTGGTCCTGGGGCGAGTTCCAGCCGTTGTTGGTGAAGTGCTGCTGATAGGTGTCGCCGGTCACCACCGGCACCAGCAGGTGGCCGTCGGCCTTGATCAGGGCGTTGGTCTTGGCGCCGGACCAGGTGCTGAGCCACTTCTGCTTGAGGATATAGTCCGGCGGCTCGTTGACGGCGGCTGCCACGGAGGCCTCCGTGCCGTAATTGCCCGCGGAGTCCACGGCCACCACCCAGTAGGTGTAAGTGCCGGACTGGACCTCGAACAGCGGCGCGAACGTGCCGGCATGCTCGCCCACCACCTCGGCAGTGGCGAAGTCTGTCCCCTTGCGGACTTCGTAGTGGTCGATGGGCAGGGTGCCCGGCGCGGCCGTCCAGTTGAGCAGGACGTTGTTGTCGATCACCTGCTGGCTGATGCTGGGCTGTCCCGGCGGGGTGACCACCACGTCGATGCTGCTGGGCGTGCCCAGGTTGCCCGCCGCATCGATGGCGGCCACCCAGTAGCGTCGGGTGCCGACCCAGTTGGCCTGGGTGGAGAAGGCAGTGGCCTTGATCCGCGCCACGTAGGTCGCTGTGGCGAAGTCCGTCCCGTAGCGGATCTCGTACTCGACGATGGGAAAATCGCCGGCGCTGACCGTCCACTCGATGACGGCGTTGGGCCCCTCGAAGCGGTTGGAGACCACTGGTGGCCCGGGCGCGTTGATGGTCAGGGTCACATAGGCGGGGTTGGCCGAGACGTGGTCCGTGGTGTCTCGGGCCTTTATGCCGAATGTGTAGCTGCCCGCGGCCAGGATCCTGTAGAGGTAGGTGTTGGCCTTGGTGCGGTCAATGACCTGTCCGTTGGCGTAGTCCGTCCCCAAGCGCAACTCGTAGTCGCGCAGGTCGATATCCTGCACATCGTTCCAGGCCAGCAGGATGCCATTCTTCTGCAAGTTCGCGGTGAAGTTGGTCACGTCCTCTGGGACAGCCGCCTGGCCAACAATGGTGTAGCTCACCACTTGTGTGCTGGCGCTGCCCATGCGTCCTTGCTTGTTGAATGCACTGATCTCTATTTCGATGGTGCCGGCCGCGTCCACGTCGAATTCCATGGCACGTGCCGTCGTACTGCCCAGCATTACCCATGGCCTGCCAGTAAACCTGTATCTCACCCATGCACCGCCATATTCGCCTGCCACGTCCCAGGTGACAGCGACGCGTGTTCCAAACCCTGACCCGATCCTGATCAGGGTATCCCCGACCTGCACATCAGACACTGCAGGAAATGCCGCGCCGTAGGTTGATGGCGTGGTGTACGTGTATGGATTGTTCTCCGCCGCGTAGTAGTCTTGGTTTTCATCGACAGCCGTGATACGTACCCGATGTTCATTGACAGGGCGCACGTCGATGATTTTGACCTTCTTGCCAGGCGTCAGTCTGGGCTCGAAAAACCAGAGGTAATCAAGCGGGGGATGGTTGGGATCATCGTCAGGCGCGCTGGGCAGTGGAGATCCCAGTTCGATGACATTACTGGACCCGGCCTGATAGTTCACGTTATAGATGTTGTAGCTGCCGTCTGGAAAGCGGATGCCGATGTAGTGTTGCTGGTCGGGCGTGAATTGGACATCGCGGTCCAGTGTCAGTGTTGTCGTGGTCCCTGCGACGAGACGGCCCGAGTATCCCCATTGAGTCAGATCGTGCGACAGGATCACAACGTCACCGCGATCAACTACCAATCCCTCGATGTCGGTCTCCCAGATGATGCGCCTGCGCCTGTAGAGCTGTGCTGCGGCAAGCAGCAGGGCTTCTTTCCCTGCCTGGTCCTTGTCCGTCACGCCGAACAGATCAACAGTCGCGGGATTGACCGGGTTGGTGACACCTGGCACAGCGGCGCGCACCGTGTCAGGCTGCCAGTCTAGTGCAGGGTTGACGAACCGTGCCACGATCTCGTCCGCGATCTTGCCGGTGGCATACTCGACACGGAACGAGTCACGGACGATATTGCTCATGCCGAACACGGCCACCGCGGGGCGGCCGTCCTCGTCCCAGACTACACCCAGCTTGCCGCTGGACCAGGTGGGTGTGGCGCGCCCGCAGCGTGCAATGAGCTTGAGCATCTCATCGACATTCATGGGGCGGTCAAAGACCATGTTGCAGGTCAGACCCTTGAGATCACACCATGCGCCCCAGTCCTTGATCGCCTGCTCATCGATGCGTGTCGTAGGCAGGCCTGCGCCGAACAGACGTTGCCCATTGGCATCGAGTTTTCCCCGGGCGAGCCAACGGAACCACCATGCGGGATTGCTGGTCGGCTGAATGGACCATGCCGCGCCTGTCCACACCTCACACCTCGCGGATGCCAGTGCTGACAGGCTGTCTACCTGGCCGCTGAGCTGCGCAGTGGCCTTGATGCGCAGCCCCAGCCGCTTTTGCCCTGAGTAGTCAGCCGTATCCGACTGGTAGCTGCGCAACTGCTGCCACGTGAAGTCGCCTGTTGCCTGCGGCTTCGTGAAATCCGCTGTCACCCTGCGCATCCTGACATCGTATTGCCCCTTGGGCACGTCCCTCCGGTAGCTGTACCGCAGTGGCTTGCGGTCACCGTTCGTTATCCAGATGCTGTTGGTTGTATCAAACCAGGGCTGCCATGCGTTCGACCCCGCGACAGCGTATTCCAGCTCGAAGTTCACGCTGACTGGCGACAGACCCTTTTTGTCTGTCAGGAACAGCAGGCCTGTGATGTCAACCGCGAGGGCGGTTGAATCAGGGCTCGATGTCCTGGTGATCCAGCCTGCTGTGTTTGTCAGTGCTGCTCCAGGCACGGTATCAATGTTGGAAGGAAATAGCGTGATGGCGCCATCCGGCCCGGATTCTTCCATCTGCACGTCGCTGAATGCGCCGTCTATGATAGTCGAGTCCGTGGCCAGCAGCGTATTGCCAATGCGGAAATCGCTCAGCGTGATATCGCTCAGCCCGAAGTTGAACACCTGATAGAGGTACTGGTCATCACCCAGGAACTCGGTATACGGCTTCGCGCCCAGGTCTGGGAATACGCGGTGCGTGCCGATGACCAGTGGTAATGGGGCATAGGGCCGTGCTGTATTGGATCCGCCCGAGAGTGAATATGTCGGGCTCATGTCACCCATGCTCCCGGCTTGCTGCAGGTCAGGCGTCGGTGGTGGTATCAGGGCATTGACCAGCATCGTGCCGCCAATCGTGACCAGTGCAGTCGCGACCTCAGCCGTGAGCATGGTCGCCTCAGCGATGGCACCGCCCATGGGACCCGCCATGACCAGGACCGCGATGGTAAGCACGGTGCGCATGACCTTGTCTGCATCACCGCCGCCGTCCTGGACGCGCGCCCTGATCGTGATGATGTCGTTTTGCTTCGGGTAGGACTCACCCCACGCAGACCTGGGGATCTCATCGCCATTGAGGCACAGAACTACGGGGCAGGGCAGGGTGAGTCCTACCCTGTCGAGGTACCGCGCAATGGATTCCCCAGGCAGAAACGGCGCATAGATCGTGGTCCTGCCTATTGCAGAGAGCAGCGGATGAGGAGAGAAGACCAGGTTGGCGTGATCCGGTTGGCCATCGTCAACGACAGGGATACAGGCAGGCATCATAGCCATTTGTAAAATCCCTCTACCTGGAGGCCATAGCGATCTAGATCACGGATGCGATGCAACACGACATGGCCTGCGCTCTTCATGGCATGGAGTACATATCCTGATCCGTTGATATGCGCATAGATTCCGATGTGATTCAGTCTCCCGCGTCCGATCATGAGCACGGCGTCACCGTCCTGCGGTAGGTCGGTGGGTATGGCATAGTCTGCACGGTGTATCTCGATCTGCCGGCTCCACCCGCGATGGTCAGACAGGCGCTCTGTGGGCAGTCCAATCCGGCGCCCGAACACCTCGAACTGGACTCTCGCGGCCAGTGCGGCACAGTCGTTCTCGCCTTCGATGTAAGGCTCACCGACGTATCGTTCTGCCCAGTGCGTCATCAGAACAATCCCGGTGCTGTCTCTGGGCGGTAGGTCACGGTTACGCCGGGCTTGTTGAGCAGGTCGTCGAATGACAGAGTGCCTGAGATCTCCAGCGACGTCATTGACAGGTTTGTCAGATCCATGGTGACCTCCCATTCGATGGTGTCCGGTGCGCTGCGCAACACCTGCATCATCCGTACAGTGGCTCCCTGCCCGCCGCCTGATGCTTCGAGCCAGGCGACCATTTCCTTGCCGACATTGTCGATGGAGAGGCGTGCCCGAGGCATACCCTCTTCAATGTCCTCCGGCAGGGTGGCGCGGAAAGCCATGGCCGTGAAAGTATTGCCCAGATGCACGAGGTCCTGGTTGTCGTTGACGATACGGATCGGCGCTGCGAGATCAGGGTGATCAATCTCCAGCAGCAGCAGCGGCGTCTCCTGGGCCGAGGTACTGTTAATGGTTTCCCTGAGTTTATTGGAGTAGGGCTTTGCCATATCAGTCCCAGGTTTCGATTCTGAAACTCACCTCCCACGACAAGGGGGCGCCGGGTGAAGGAGAGAATGCCCTGGCTGTGTATACGCCGTTTTCTATCCGTGCGAGCTTTACAGTGCCGTCCTGAGGATCTGTCCAGTTGAACCAGTCCGCACCGCGAGAGACTGTATCCCTGAACCACGTCTTCCAGCTCGCGTACTCTGTGTCGCTGTAGATGTAAGTGACAGGGCGGCCTACCATGGTCCTGCTGCGGATCATGGCCTGCTTGGGTGGACCGCTTTCCATGCTGGTGCGTACCAGCGCGGACTCCGGCTCCTCGCCGTAGCTGTCGAGGGCCAGGCGTCCATAGGTTGGATAATCGGATGCCACTTATCCTCCGCGTCGCAGGCCGAACGTGCGCGACAGCGATCTGGATATGGGCCCGCCACGGTTGATGTCGTCTGTTACAATCGTCACGACGATGCCCGTCGGTGTCTGTGTCACGCGACTGTCCGACATCTCCTTTGGCGTCCCCTTGTTCTCCATGACCACCCTGATCTCGCCTGCGTACTGTGGTGGCGGTGGAACAGCGCCGCCATGAGCCATACGCACGGGTGCGGAAATCGGCCGGACGAGGCCACCTGTAGCAAATCTCGGCCTGCGAATGGCATTGATCTCGTCCATAAAACGTTTGCCATAGTGTTGTACCGCCGCTGCCCTGACCACGTATTCGCCATTGGAGAGCAGAGCGGGTATCGAGTCAGAGGTGGCAGTCCCTGGCCCGGTGATCAGTCCGCCGTCCGCTGCGGTCTTGACAGGGAACAAGCCCGAGAAAAAATTACCGATCCCGGCGAACAGTGGATCAAATGCGGATGCCAGTGCAATGCGCTGGATTTCGCGCAACATTGAATCCACGAACCCGGCAAAGTTCTTTTCACCATCCAGCAGCCGGTCGGCGAAATCCCGGCTCCAGCCGTGGGTGGCCTGAATCAGCTCGTCGAACATGGCCTTGCCCGTCTCGCCCATGTCCTGGGTGGCGTCCTCGAACTCCGTCGATGCCTCGACAATGGCGCGACGCCAGTTCTCGATGGCCTCGGCGCTGCCGACCACGCCGAACTTGCCCTCCAGGTAGAGCCGGTTGCGTTCCTCGATCTGGGCCGCAAACCGCTCCTCGGCCGTGCGCGTGCGCTCTATGATGGCCCGGGCTTTTTCCAGGTCAGCGTTCTGCCGGGCCAGTGCCTGTTGGGCGTCGATGGCCCGCTCTGCGAGTTCCAGGTCGGCCTCTGATGCACCCAGCAGTTCCAGCCGGTAGAGAGCGATTCGCTTGGCCGTCAGCCCTGTAGTAGCGGCCTCGATCTGCAGGGCCTGAATGGTTTTCTTGATCGTTTCCTGGCGCTGTTCTTCCGGTGTGAGGCCCGTCGGTGTGGTGCCGGCAAGTTTCTTTTGTCCTTTCTTTTCCTCCGGCTCTGGCTCGGCCAGCAGCCTGGCACGCCTGGCCTGCAGCCTGGCAAGGATCGCCTCGGTCTTTGCCAGGGCCTCCTCTGGAGCGCCGCTCTGGCGTTGTGCCTCCAGGGCCGTGATGACGTCCTGTATGTCTTTCTCCAGTTGTCGTAACGCGGCGGCCTGTTGCTCCGTCGCGTCAGTCTGGTCCCGTGTCAGTGAGGCCGCGGCCTCCTGTAGCTCGGTGTAAGTCTTGGTGCCGGCGGCTGCTGCGGTAAGCGCCGGGATCAGCAGTTTGATCCATGGCGGCGCCGGGATCTTACTGGTGATGGAAGCCGTGGCGGCGAAGGAGGCGAATGCGGCGGCGGCGGCGAGGATACCTTCCTTGTTCTCGACGAGGTATTTGATGGTTTCGCCGGTGAACTTGCCGAATGCCGCCATGCCTTCGCGAAAGCCCGGCTTAGAGAACGAGTCACTCAGATCGCGCATGGCGTCGACCAGCGCGTCGAGGAAGCCGCTGTCGGCGAACGCCAGCTTGAGCTTGAAGATTTCCGTATTGAACCGGTTGATCTCCGCGGTGGCGCTTTGCGCCGCGCGTGGCACCTGGGCGCCGAACTCCTGCCGGATCTGGGCGGCGAATCGTGGCAGAAACTGCTCTGACACCAGCTTGCCTTCCTGCAGGAACTTGTCCAGCTGCTGGGTTCCCACGCCGATGGAGCGCGCCGCGATCTGGAAAGCGCCAAACAGCCGCTCGCCGAGCTGCTGCCTAAGCTCCTCGGCGCTCACCACACCCTTGGAGATGATCTGCTGGACCGCGCGTAGTGCACCCTCCGTGTCCTGTGCTGACAGGCCCAGAACGGTTGCTGCTTCTGCGATAGCCGAGAAAATATCCCTGACGCCCTGGCCTTCCAGCGATGTGCCACGGGCAGAGGCCGCAAGCTGCGCAAACTGCTGCGCGGCCGTCTCGAGATCTAGCCCGAGGCGCTCTGCTTCGCTGGATACGAACTCGAATTCGCGCGCGGCGGCCTCTGCGGACCCAGTTGCGGCGCGCAGGCCGT